CATGAGTTTTAGTACTATGTATAGAATGTCCGCCATGTTTCTGCCACATTTAAGACACATTTAGGACATCAAGTGGCATATTTGGCTGTTTTACATCGAAATTAAAGGCAATACTGATCCTATCCTGAGAACTCATATTGGGTCCAACCTCGTGGTATAGGTCTCCCGGGAAGATAGCAAAGTCTCCAGATCTAGGAACATAGTTATATGCCCCTGAATTGGCTGGAATATATTTATCAAATTGACTTAGCCAAACTCTACGCATGTCATGACCTGGATTAGGATTTATAAACGTTATCGCCCCGCTTTTTTCATTTGCCTGCACCCAGACGCATGCTGAAAAATCAGAGTCCCCGTGTCGGTGTGCTTTATTCGAATGACCCGAACCATTGATATTGACCCACGGACTATCATATTTAATTTCAAAAGGAGTAGTAAATTTTAATTGTAATAAAAAATGCTCAGCCGCCGCATGTAATTTTCTCATTAATTGCTTAGCTGTTTCATCATTTAAAAAAGAAGATTGATATCCTAGAATGTTAGATTTTTTTCGTCCTTCCGGATCATTGTCCCTTACTTCAAGAGTGTAACGGTGGAGTTTAGCCACGTAATCACTATCCTGTAAATTTCCAAATTGTATGGGAGTAGAAAATGTTTCTATAAATTTATACGTATTCATACCATCCTGTTACTGTGTATTTTCTTTCAGATGGGGCTCGCTCTCCACGATGTAGATGAGTCCAACCTGCTGGCCAGATATAAAAATCCCCAGCTTTAGGTTCTAGATATGTATTGTGTTGAGGGAAATATGTTCGCCCACCTTCTTTAATATCGTTTAAAAAGATCATCCACGATAAAAATCTATTATGGTATTTACCTTCATTCTCACAATGAAGATAGTGATAGTATTTGCCGGGCTCCCACATAGCGAACTGTGCTGTTGGTGTAAGTTTCCATTGAGCTAAACCGTTGATTTCTGGGTGTTTTTTAATGTATTCCACCATTGCGTTTTTTACTTTTTTACCTATTCCCCAATAATGATTTTCTACTTCTTTATCTGTATCTGAATCTATTGGTAGTCCGATCTCGATGTTTTCTAATTTTTTTTCTCCAGCTGTTCCAGGCTGTGCTACCATTGGATCCGTATAAGTATTGTCATACCATCTTATAGCTCTACGACATTTGTCTTCATTTAATACTTTTTCTTTTTTAAATATAAACATTAATTTACTTTCAAATTATAATACATATTTAACCTAACTAAAAATCTATGTTTCCATTCTCTAAGTTCTTGATCTTGAATTTTAAATTCGTGATAATATAGATCCGGAGTACATATCATTACAACAGCTTGTCTAATACGACTACCATAAACATGATCATGTGCCATGGCATAAGCGGCTACTTGCATAAAATAATCCTCAATCCACTCAGCTCTCTTAGGTTTGTTTGCTTGTTTAAAATCCACAATGGTTTCCAAACCATTATGATTACAAACTAAATCTGTAGCACCAGCATATAAACCAGGATAGAATAACGTAACTTCTGTGCCATACCATTCTTCAACAGGAGCCAGTCCTATTTCTATAATCTTTTCAGCCATAGATTTTGCTTGAATTCCTAGATCGGTAAGATCCTCATAACCTTTCTGTAGTAAATAAGCTTCAATAAACTTGTGCATAGCTGTACCTCTCCGACTGGATAAATTTTTAATTTCTTCCGCTCGTTGTTCTCCAACTTTGGCCTTCCATTCGTTGAGCTTTCTCTGGTCCTTGGTCCGTGATAGGATGGTCGTGACGCTTGGTAATTGCTCCCCGGCTATATCATATACCCGTGATCCGTGGTCCGTGTGCCGCGAACCCCGAACGTAGATGTATTTATTATTCTCCTTGACCATCAGTGAACCCAAGAGATTAAAGAAAGTCTCTTTCCTTTAGTTATCTTCTTAATCTCGTGAGGGAAAAGGAAGTTAGAGGGAAATACGATCGTCTCTCCCTTCTTCAATTCATAAGGAACGTCTCCAAACAAAACTAATTCGCCTCCTTCATAATCATCATTAGCCATCGTAATCAAAGTTAATATGGGAACTCCCTTACATTTTCCATCAAAGATGTCGTGAATGTGATCACAATGAGGGGGCATGGATTGGCCTTCCTCGTAGTGAATGAATTTAGGGAAAGTATATCCCGTCCATTCGTTAAACCATAACATCTTTTCCGCGTGGAGGAACTCAAACATGTATTCAGAAATGATTTCATACCAACGATCCTTTATCCTTTGACCTAAGTCTAAACTCTTCGGGTTGTTTCGATCCAGTTCCAATAACCACGGATCATCGCCCACGGTGAAACCTTCTTCCCTCCAACCACTATAAAAACGGTGACGTACCTTAAGATCCCACAATAAACATTCATTCAAATCTTTCCACAGTCGTTCATCAAAGGTGGAAGGATAAATTTTAACGTAGTGTCTTAGGTCGTTTTTTAAATTCATTAATGATAAAAGGTGCACCCCGTTAGAATCATGAGAATGCTTAAGGTCATTAGTACTATGAAACTACTGAAGATGAAGGCAAATATTTTATCTCGTGGATCCATCTTTAGTCAAAGTAGGAGAAACCCCACCCTCTCTATTATCTTCAAATGAAGTATTTTCTGGAAGTGCGCTGATGGGAACGTGATCGGCTATGTTTCCCGCTACGGATATTCTCGTTCCTTCGGACGTAAAGGGCGTAACGTAGTGAGTCAGGGAAGCTGGAAAGATGAACATGTCTCCTTCCGTTGGGAAGTGAGATTGATACGTGATGCATCTACGATCGGCTCCAGAACTATACATGAACTGTATTCCGCCTGGACCCGCAGATCTTCCTTCATAAGCTGCGTTTTCTTTTTTTAATTCTTCTGGGATTTGTAAGTAAATGACGAACGATAAGGAATCAGAATGATCGTGTGGGGGATTGGATTCATGTTTCTTTTGAAAGTTGCACCATAAGGATCTAAGTAAGAACTTAGGTTTCTTTACGCTTCCCCACCCATCAGATTGTTTATAGTTCTGATAAGCCGCGTAGTATAAATTCAAGATGTCTTGGAAGTAGGGTAGAAAGAGTTTCATGTTTCTAAAGGCAAACTCTTCCTTGATGACGCCGGCTAGTTTTTTTCTATAACTTAAATGTTCCTTACGACTAGCGTAAGCTTCCTTTAATAACATTTGTCTTAATGTTTCTGATACTTTTAATCTTACTAGGCAAGGTCCCCAGTGATAAAAGAAATAAGGTACCTGCTTTTCTTTTCCTTGAGACGTATTATCTTTTTTTGTTGTCATGATTATTCTCCATTTTAGTTGGTTGGTGACTTAGCCCAAAGCTTCTACGATACGTTGGCCAATCACAAACGAAAGTATGAACATTCTCTTCTGTTATTATTTTAATGATGTGTCCCGTCTCTGTAGATTCTATGTTATATTTAACGTAAGTCGGTATGTGACTCCAGCTATCTCCTCTAGGCATAATGTTTTAATACTTTCTCCCATTCTAATTTTTTTGTCATTGCATGAGGATGCAACCATTTAGCTAATAGCCACGTGTCGTGATTAGCGAATCGCATTCTCCATTGAGGTTGTTTCCCCACCCAAGACTTAATGGGAAGTCTGTGGTTGAAGGAACCAAACCCTAGTATATTTCTTATATATTTTATTGTTTCTTCGTGTGTCATACTTATTTCAGCTCGTACGTCCCAGCACTTGTAGGTTCTTCCGTTAGATGTGTTTCGCTTCTTTTGCTTTCTAACACTAACATGACCTTCACCATCAAATAAACCAGCAAGATAAGCCAGATAGGTTTCACTCGGCTTTTTTCTTTCCATTAGTTTTGAGTGTCCACTTAATAATCGATGTTTGCGGGTCAATGTCAACATCTCGGCAGCCCGCGATTAAAATAAAAATCGTAAATAAACTTATCAACGTCTTTTTGTACATATTCTTTTATCTCTCCTTCCGATTTACATACCCAGCATTGTTTTATATCATCTTTCTTATCAACTGTATCTATCTTAATATACCCATTTCCCTTACAATTACTGCAGGGTTTTGTCACGGGCATTGGTAATTTCAGCCCATTTTCTACGCCATCTTTTTCCACTGTGATATCCTCCTTTATGTAGCCTGCCTTTAACGCCACCAATGTTTTTACTTTTAGCGGCTAGCAAAGCACTTTTGTATTTCATTCCTTCTTCAATACGTTGTTTTATGCTTTTATAAAACTCTGCTATTGTTTCTCTTCTTTCTTTTAACTTATCTTTTATTCTTCTTTGAATATATTCCGGAGATCTTCCTGCTAAGTGACATACAAACCTATAATCTTGTCCTCCTCCTTCGATCCAATTAATAGAGTTCATAGCTTCTCCATAGTCACTTGAATATATAGCGTCATCAATTGCTTTGGCTAATACCGCCACCCATAGGTAATCTTCAGGCTCCTTTCTATTCCCAAATATATCTAGAGCGTTACTATTTGCTGTGCCCTGACTTCTGAACGACGATCTTGCCATTTAATTTCTGCGCTTTCTCATTTGTTAAAGCTTCCACAGTTTTTGAAATTGAGAGTGGAGTTCCACCCGGTAACAAAACTTTGGACAACTTCTTTAATGTATTATATGTATCATGTGTTAAAGACACATTTCTGTATTTACTGATGTCTGTCATAACCAACAACTTATAGGATTTTATATAAATGTCAACTAATTTTTTGCTAATATTACAGGTGTGTTCATTTTTAACTGGGGAATGTAAACCTGTAGTTCAAATACCACATCTATACAACTCTTGGTATGAATGTGCTACAGCCGGACAAATTAATGGTCTTAAAATGCTTCAACACGAAGGTGAACATAATGTAAATACTTATAGATTGGCTGTTAAATATGGATGTTTTGAAACTAATGACTTGTAATTGTGGCAGAAATGTGGTATGGGCCAAGTACTTCTCACCTTTATAACCAATCCTTTAGATCCCTCTTAGGGTTGGTTTATTTACAGTAGTATCCTACCATAAGTTTTCCTTCTTTAGTGTAATTACCTTGTTGTCCCTGGTCCGTGTTCCGTGAGTCGTGGTACGTGGTGTTAATTACACGCCACTCTTCTCCCTGCTCACTGCACATCAGATTCGGTTTTCTCGGATACGTTATCTCCTGCAGGCCGCTCGTCGTTAGCAGAAGTATTACCAAAAATTTCATTCCACCTCTTTCTATAAACTTCGTTTGATACTCGGGATTTACCGTCCCACTTCCTACCTTTTTCTTTTTCTTTTTTCATATGGTTAGTTGAGACAGATGATCTCCACCCATCACTCCTCTTACAAATACATTAAACGCTAATGTAATTCTAATTTCATTTGTTCTGTTCACGGTTACATTATGTGACAGACTAGAAGGGAAAAGTAAACACCCACAATAAGATGAATCTATGGAATAAGATTTAGAATTAATTAAAGAATATTTTTTGGCTGGTAATAAAACCGTTTCATGTTTATTAAGGAAAAATTTTTGTGTTTTAGTATGTTCTGGGTTTTCCGTAAGATATAAAACACCACTTAAAATGCTATTAGGATGGGCATGTGCATGATGAGAAGTCCCGGGGTCATTAAAATTAAGCCAGGAAGTAGTTAAATATAACTCGGATCTCTTTTCATCCATGTGAAGAACTTCTTCGGCGTAAATGTTTACACAATGCATGATGGATTTTCTTATGTTGGCTAGTTCACTTCTTTCTAAAATTGAATTATTCACGGTGTGAGTATTACCGCCCCCACCCATACTCTTGGTTACTTCGTGTTGTCCATGAATAAAGTCTTTTTCTTCCTGAGATAAGGACACGGCATCCGAAAAATGAGCTACGGTTGTAGGAAATAAACAATATAATTTAAGTTTTTTCATCAAATAATCTATCTTTAAAGGCACCTCTCCATACAAATCCACCGTGGTGAGCCGTTTCGGAATCTATATTAGCATATATTTTTATTTTATTCTTACGAGCTAGCCTACAAAAAGCTACGTCCTCTCCCATAGAAAACCCATTCTCAAATTTAAAATCAAAAAAATTATAATAGAACTGATGTTCATCTTTAAGTTCATCTCCTTGACTCTTACCAGGTCCTGCAGCTCTATTCTTAATTTTAAGTTCAGGATGGTTCTTCATTAATTTTTCAAAAACATTTCTATTAATTAACATAATTCCCGTAGGCCCAGCTTCAATTTCCACCAAATTTCCTGGTAAAACAGGTATGTCATTAGGGTTTTTAAATTCAACGGTATAGTTGTGAAGGTTAGGATTTAAACTTTTAGTCCTGTAAGGGGTACAAATAATTTCTTTATCTGCCACCATCATTTTAACGATAGCTTCTGGTTCAAATTCTACATCGGAATCTATGAATAATAAATGTGAATATTTAGATTTTAAAAACGTAGCTGTTAAATAATTTCTAGCTTGGTGAATTAATGGGGATTTCATAGTATTAATCCCTACTTCAATTCCACTTTTACTTAATGCTTTGGCCATTTTAAAAATAGACAACATCGTATTAATTTTTACGTCGTCATAACACGGCATACAAATAAGAATAGTTGGTTTATTTTTCATTATAATATCCTGTAGCTTCCATTATGAATAATTTTAGTGCAATCGTGACACTTTTTATTAACATAATCTATCCTAAATGTTTTCTTAGGATCAAGTTTCTTAATCAACTTATGTAAGCTCATCGCTTCCATTGTTTCTTCTTTATCTGTTCCTTCTTCTACTACTTTATATTTAAATTTTGCCATCGATTTTCCTCCTTAAATATTGTTCGTGACGCCTGGTTTTTACTTCAGGACGATTATAATAATTATAATCCCAGATTTGTCCTTTTCTGCTTTTTCTCCATTTGAGTCGAGCTCTTCTTTTGCTTTCACAATCTGCATAGATTGTGCCTGGTGCTTTTCTTTCTTTTCGTTCTTTATTCATTTGACTTAAACTTTTATTTATCATGTTTTCTTTCTTTTATTTATTCATTATGCATAAGGTAACGTTGGTTGCGATACGCCTTATGCACCCAGGTCCCAAGTCTTCTTTGCCTTACCAACTTGGCACTCCTTGTTATCGGAGCTTTCATGAAGACAGGTACTTTGCTATCGAACAAATTAAACCTTTTGTTCAAGGCCTTTCCCGATCGCCTGGTATCCTAGAGTATATATGATATTATTCCGAATGTCAATACTAAAAATAATAAGATATCTAGCCAAAATAAAAAGACAATTATTCCCCAGAACATTTATATCCTACAACTTTAATTGTTTTGCCTTCACTACCATAACCATTATACTCGTAATACGTGCGTCCACTAATTGGTCTTTGTTTTTCTGGAAGTGATTTAACTTCATAATTAAACCAGGATGCACAATTTTGTGGTTCCCATATTTCAACAAACTTGGTTGATCTAACTTCTCCTGCAAATGTTATATACAGAAGAGAGATCATAACGATCTTTTCCATTACGGTCTCCCTTGACCCACGCTTGGTTTAAAGTTTCTTTTTTCTGTTTTATTCATACGTTTTTTATGGCGACCTAATTTTCTAGGTGTTCGATGAACGTATGTATTAACGCCAAATTTAGGTTTTTTCTTCGACATCGTCGTAATCTACCCTAAGTTTCATACGAGTATTTCTGTCTTTAATAGGCATATATTTTATGTGCCCATTTACTTTCTGTTCTAAATCTATTCCACAGTTAGTGCATCTATAAAAAGCTCCATCAAACCCTACTAAAACAGTGTTAGCTGTGCACTCAGGACATTTTCCTGTTACAATCTCTGTCTGAAATAATCTTACCATTCTGAATATCCTACAAATTTAAATTTATTATTTTCCCTTACGTAAACCTTTTTTTTATTAGGTTTAATCTTAGGCCTATATTTACGCGTTCTTAAATCTTTTGCAATAGGATTATTTTTCTTTTTCATCGAAGGTAACAATCAATGCTATTCTGTAACCAAACCTCGGCATAATTTGATAATGGGGATGACTATCAAAACAAATACCTTTATACTGCAAAGGTTTCACTCGCTTTAATTCCATTTTTTTATCCGGGGCTAATATTACTGTAGCGGCGTTAGAATCTGAAGGGTCATTTAAAACTATAATTAATTGTTTATGAGGAAAATTGTGATCTTCGTGTGTCACGTGTCTTTTAAACCCATTATTAAATGTAAAATTTACACACATGCGAAAGTATTTATTTATATTAATTTCATTTTGTTTAAAAAACTCGTCGCACATTTTAACAAAATGCTTATAATAAAAAGAATTCCATTGTTTTTCAGGATCTCTGCGTTCTGTTCTTTCTAATACTGTATGACTCAAGAAAAATTCATTAGGAGCACAATTAGTAAATTGATTATGGAAAGGAAAATTGTCTCCAAGAACTATTTTATTTATAAAATCTTTACTTTCCTCACTTAAGAAATTTCGACTTTCTTTATAGAACATTATTCGTCGTGTTCACATTCAGTACAACTGCATTTACCACTAAACTCACTAGGAGGACCGCCCCACGTTGAATGCTCTTCATACTTACAATGACATGGGCAATCGCAATTTTTACAAGAAAGAGGTTTACTCATTATTCTAATATTAATTTTTTAATGTGCTTTGCATTTAAATATATTTCTATCTCTGCTTTAGATCTAATACATTTATAAGTTACATTTGGATTGTAATCACGTTCCGCCACTCTTTTTCTACGAAGACATTGGGCCATACCCTCTGGCTGAATTCTATGTTCCTTGATTTCTGGTCCTACAAACATAAGCAGGGCTACTACAGTTTCTATCATTAATAATTATACCCGGTTGATGGAGTATCTCCTTTTTCTAAAATTTTAAATAAATTTTTGTGTTGTTCCATGATCTCTTCATCAGAGTCCATCATTTTGTCTATATGCATTTGTAGTTTTTCGACATGTCTCTCTAATTTATCCACTTTATCTTCATGTACTGCTTGGATTGTAGAAAGTTCAAATGTTCTTGAAAGACTCCAACCACCCAAGGCAATGAGTAATCCTACCAATAATGTCATTAATTTATCAGCCATTATTTTGTACAGGCTATGTGTAGGTAATATAAATATGCAAGAGCAACTATTACTAAAACTCTGTATTCGAGTGTATATTTATCTAAAAATACATTTGCTTTTCTATAAAGCTCTGTTTTTATTTGTCTAAATTTTTCCATAATTAAAACTATATCCTCCTATGATCTAAATATCAATGAGAAGCTCCATTTCCGTTAGAAAAAGTTCGTTGTTTATCCTTGAGTTTTTCTATATCAGAAAGAACTTTGTTCATTTGCTTTGTTAAAAAATCGATGTTTACTTTATTATGCATTCCATCTTCAATTGCTTTGTTAATTCGATCAACGGTTTTGTAAAGATCCTCGATCATCATAAATTGTTCCTGGTCAGCAGGCAAACTCCCCATTTGGCCCCGAGGCCACTTTATTCTGAACTCTGTATTCATATCCAGATCTTTAGACATAATTTCTAATTGAGTTGTGACACGATTTTGAGTCTCAATGATACCGAAGTAAGCCCACGTTCCGATCGCTACCATCGCGATGAGACTCGCCACTGTTTTCATGGGCATTTGTACCGCTGCTTCTTCTGATATTTTTAAAGGTTTAGCCATGGAGTCCTACTCCTACAATAACCAAAATCAGTGTCAATATCAACCAGTTCATGATCTTAATCCTGATCCTCGCTTGTCGTTCCCTCATCTGTGCTCTTCTCGTCAACTCCTTCAGAGTTTTGAATCCTATCATTTTCGCACTCACAATCTCCACACTTACAGCCATCGTGATCTGCTTCCATGCAATGGCACAAGTGTCCACATTTTTTACAGGTTTTTCCCATCATATTTACTTACCTTGTTTTTCAATCATTTTTTCGTAACTATCTAATATCTTATTTTTTATTTTACGAAAAAATCTTTTAATTCTTATTATTACCATTTTTTGTCTCCTCAATTTTATAGAAGAATTTATCAGTATCTTCTGTTTTCCATTTACCCGTATCTTCCACAGTCCATTCGCTTGTTTGCACCTTCCAGTCCGGAACTTCGTCCTTTACTGTAAATGAAGGAATACTCCAAATGATACGATTATTTGGCTGAGCTGCATAATTACCATCATCCAAGGCCATTATGTGTGCACATTTATGTTCGTGCGGAATTTCCGAATGATCGGTATCTAGTATATTACTATCTGGGTGGCCCCAGTCAACAGTAAAAAGATAGCTACCAGAGTGTAATTTTTTGTCTTTTCCGAAGTATTTACCACTTGTTCCGTCTAAGAGATCGAAACAAATAACAGAAGGATAATAACTGAAACAATTCCAAAGCTCCAACTCATCAAGTCTATGTCTAGGAACTTTTTTGACATCAAAGCCTTTTTGAATGAAAGCAGATATCGGCAACCGATAGAAGACAGCACCATTTTCCATAATTGCATGAAACAATATAGGACGCCCTGTAATCGATGCCAGGCCAAAGATAATACAGTCTTCAGCTTCTCCATGGTGTGATTTGAGATCATATAGATATTCTCTTCTGATCTGACAATATATAACAGGTATGTTTGCGTTTAAATAAGCCATAAATTATCCTCATTTTATTTTCATCCACTTACGATTTTCAAACCCACTTTCTATCAAAGTTATTGGAAAGCTACAACTAATCCTTTTATCTGTTTGAGGAGTTACATGATGATATATACCCGCAGGGATAAATACATACTCTCCCGTATTTAAAACTTTTTCAAGTTTAGTTTCAGAAAAAATTTCTACTTTTATAGCTCCTTCCGAAGACACAATTAAGTTATGACTTTCATCTTTGTGTTTTTTAAAATGATTGACTGTTTTGTTTAAAGAAAAATATATATGACAATCAACAGACTTATTAAAAATATTTTCTAATTCTTGAGCTAGTTTATTAATTTTTTCATTTATTTTACTACAATCATTTATATAGCATGTATTATCTTTCGTAATTTCTTCAATGGCATCAATTGGCCAACTGTTATGATCAGTTGACCAACCACTAGTGATCCATGAATACTTTTTAGTGGGGCCACATATTCTAAACCTATTCATACTCATGAAAGGTCTTAAATTTAAGATTTTTTCAAGCTCCTCGTATGAAAAAAGTTTTGTTTTTAGTTCTCCAAAGCTTACTTGATCTACTTTCAGAGCACTTAACATTGCTATTGAATGATAATTAATAAAACAACGATTGCTATAATTATAGCAGTAACTTTTTTATGAGCCATTGCTAAAGAACTTAGTCTCGTTGCGTGTGCTTTTAGTTTTTCCATAGTTACCTCCTATTTAATATTACCCCAATTTTTACCAAATTCATAGTCTACTTTATTTGGAACTTCTAACTCTACAGCACCTTCCATTATATCTTTTATTTTTTGGGCTTCCTTTTCAGAACCTATAGAAATATCTAATTCGTCGTGTACTTGAAGATGTGGAATAATTCCTTCTTTGTGTAATTCAATCATAGCTTTCTTTGTCATGTCTGCAGCAGATCCTTGAATCAATCTATTTAAAGCTTTATATGTGAATGCTCTTTTGATCCCTGGTCCGTGTTCCGCGAGCGCTGCATCGTGAGGCAATGCTTTATGTATACCGAATTGATTGGGCTCCCACAAATGAAACCTACAAAGTCGACCAAGAAGAGTTCTAACTTTCCCTGCTTCTTGTGCTCTGGACATTACGGATTCCATAAGTTGTTTAACAAATGGAACCTTAGAATGATACTGTTTAAATAATTTTTCGGCTTCTAATTTATTTATACCGAGCTCAGCTTGTAATTTATTTTTTCCCATTCCATAAAACAAACCTAAATTAATAGTTTTGGCTTGGAATCTTCCAATGTCAGCCATATCAGCTACAATCTGGTGGAAGTCTGCGTCCCCTTGCATATAAGCATGTACAACTTCATCAACCCCATATAAGTTTTGTAATGCTGCATAATGTACTACAAGTCTTGGCTCTTGTTGGTTGTAATCAAAACAACCCCAAGTATGATCTTGCTCAGGTAAAAATAAGGATCTGATCCGTGGGCCGAGATCCTTGTTGCGAGCAGGAATCTGCTGTAAATTGGGGTTATTCATCGAAAATCTACCAGTGACTGTCCCACCGCCATCTCCACGCAATTGGTTAATCTCCGCATGGATACGGCCGTTTAAACTATACTTTAGAATGGTATCTATAAATGTCGTGTGAGCCTTATTAATCTCACGTGCTTTTGCTATACATTTGACCACATTATGTGGGTGATTCGCTAAAAAATTCTTGGTAAATGATGGTGCTCCAGTCTTCTCTGTTCTGTCATATGGCAAACCGAGTTTATCAAATACTTTGGCAATAGACCTTGCAGCCCAAATTTGAACATCAATCCCGGTACTTGTCCACACTTCACCAAGCATTTTTTTCTCTTGTTCTATTAATGTTTTCTTTTCGATCGCGGCTTGTTCTTGATTTACACGTACACCGAGAAACCGCATATCTACTAGAACAGGAAACAACTCTATTTCCATATCGAATATAGATTGAATGTCCTGGTGTAAAATTTCTTTTTTACATTCCTGCCACAACTCCAGTGTGAGTTGTGCGTCACGCTCCGCGTAAGCACCAACGTACATGGCTGGAAGTTTATACATTTCTGCTTTTGGATCTATGCCCCAGGATTTAGCTGCTTCATATAATGCTGATTCATTTTTTCCTCTTCCAACGTAATCTCTGGATAAACTATTTAAATCATAACGTAATCGGTTTTCATCTATAAGAGCGGAAGCAATCATAGTATCTACAATTTTTCCTTTTATTTTTATTCCTAAAGATCGTAACCAACAAACGTCGTACATTGCATTGTGAAATATTTTTATTGAGTCAGTATTCATTTGGTCCTGTAACCATTTAAGAACCATCTTACGATCCATGTTACCACCACCCTCGTGAGCTATTGGATAATAAGCACACCAATCAACGGTGGCCAACGAAATACCTACTACTTCACCAACTTTAACCACAGAACCAGATCCCATTCTTTTATTTAGATTTGGATCTTTTGTTTCTAAGTCTATAGCTATTTCATCGTATTTAGATAGGTCTGGAAAATCAGTTGGTGGTATCCACTCGGTTTGTGGTCTAAATAAAGGTACCTGCATTATTTATAATCTCTTTCTATTGCCATTTCGCAATAATGAATTGCCTTTAATAAATCTTCTTTTTTATTTTTTTGTTTGTGCCTGCATAAATATTTTATAGCATTCCCCTCCGCGAACGGAATATTATTTTTATTTATAAATTCACTTGGCTGAATAACCATTGATTGATAATGGGAGCCACCTATTTGTTTTTTATATGCCTTACTCATATTTTAAAACTTTTGTATATATCCTTCGGTCTAATAATATGTAAATGTTCTTTGGTTCTGGTTGCACCCACATAAAACAATCTATTTTCATCATCAGGATATCTTTCATAATTTTTTTGAGTATTATTACTTAAATCAGTCAACAACACTACGTTCTGTGCTTCTCCTCCTTTTACACCATGTATCGTAGATAAAGTAATTCGAGGATCTTTATTTAATTGTTCCCCATTTTCTCTCATTCTTCTAATGTATCTAATTTTTTCTTCAGGAGCTTGATCAAAGGCTTCATACCAAACATTTTTAGTATTTAAACCTTTGTTATTATATAATTCATCAACACTATAAAAGGCATCTTTATCTAAATATTGTATATTCTCTTTGGCAAAATTATTTGGAGACATATAAGAAGAAATTCTTTTGACTTGATCCATACTTAAAGGAGTTCCCTTGCGAGAATTCTCCCAATCAGTCACAGCTTCGTATAAATCTTTTTCATATCCTTTCTTAAATTTATTTTTATAATACATTCCTTTAGAATATAATACATTTTCTAAATCCTCCAACATATATCTAGTTCGAGCTAAAACTAACCATTCACCTTGAGACATATCTACATTTTGAAATTCATAATAATAAGAGAGAAGACCACGTTCAGTTTTAGGTTTCCATTGTTTATGAATACGATTAGAAATTCTTCCCACAATATTCATTGCAACATCATGAACTGCTCTAGGTATTCTGTAAGATTGTGTAAGGTTTAAAAGTCTTCCTTTTTGTGTAATAAAACTATCTACATCTGCGCCTGCCCATCTAAATATAGCTTGATCATCATCACCTGCTATATAACTATCTCTTGTTTTATCCCATATTGTTTTAGCCATTTGCCATTGAACTCTAGATAAATCTTGAGCTTCATCTATAAACACTACATCAAATTTAGGAGAGGCATCGCTTAAAACAAACTGAGTTATCATATCCGTAAAATCAATTAAATTATATTCTTTTTTATAGGCTTCTATTTCATTTGAAACAATTAATAGATCTCTTAAAGAAACATCCTGAGTATGTTCTTTTAAATTATACTGTCTTTCAGGTGTAATGCTTCTTAGTTTTGCTAATTGAATTATTCTAAGTATATCACTATTGGTACTAAAAATTCCGGAATACTCATTGTCATATTCATGATAGTCTAATCTTATATTTATTTTTTTTCCTAAATCTTCGTAATGTTTTTTCTGCATTACGTTTTCTTTTTTAATTCCTAGAGTTCTAAAAGCTAAAGAATGGAGAGTTCTAAAGTATGGTAAATCATCTTCTGTTAAATTAAATTTTTCTACTGCTCTATCTCTTGCTTCGTACGCGGCTTTTTGAGTAAAAGAAAAATAACCAATACGATTAGGATCTGTATTTTTTAAATATTTATCTACTTCATTTAAAAGAGTAGTAGTTTTCCCTGTTCCTGGTGGTCCTAATACAATAGTTTTCATTTTAATAAATTCCTGACGCTATTTTTTTTTCTTCATAAGACATACCCCTTGGTCTTTTTGTGCCTATATTATTTTTTGAATTTGTAGTCCATCTTAAATTACTAACTCTATAATCCAGCCTGTCATCATTTATGTGATCAACAATTAATTTTTTTTTAATATCATCATTTATAATAAAAGCTTCTGCTGCAGTTCTATGTAATCTAAACTCTAAGGTAATTGTTGGACTATAATTGGTTAAAGTTATAGTACTTCTTATATAAGTTCTATGTAATGTGCTTGATAAAACACGTCCTGTTTCCATGTTTTTTATGTAAGGAAAGTTCTCACCTAAATCTGGTCTAAATTTATTAATACCTCCAGTTTTAAATATATAAAATTTATCTTTAGGTAAAAGTTTATATGGATGTTTTCTTTTTTCATCAAATAAATTAACGTCAATGTCAGTAAGATCTACATAATCTACATTTCTTATTTGTGTTTTGTAATCATCATATTCTGGAAATAAAAGTAATTGTTCTCTTATCATAATGTAACCAATATCCAAGCTGCTGTTAATACTATTAATAAAGCTAAATCCGAATTCATTTCTTGCATTAATATACATCCTTAGGTTTAAATTGTTTAGGTGTATAAACATTATCTTGCCGTGTAAATTCATTAACACTAGTTACTGTTATTTTTTTCTTACCTATAGTTTCTCTTACAACTTCACACCCACATTTATCTCGTAACATAATAAGAGTCTCGTCATATTTTTCTGTCCATCTTCTTTTAAGTAAAAATTTATTAAAAAATTCTCTAAACACAAAATAATGCTTTCCAGCATTAGTCCAAACATTTCCAAACATCATATCTTCTTTTTTAACACCAGCGGCTGTTCTATCTGTACAATATTCTTCTAAATGATCTAACAATTGCTCAATTTTGGAAGACCCCATTGGAGGTTCTACAATTTCTATATTGGAAAATAATAATTTAACCATATCGGTAAATTCTTTTTTCTTTAAGGTAGGTGGAACTTTATTTACTTGTTCCATAACTGCTCTTTGAAATAATCTTTGTTCTTGTAAATAAGAAGTATCTCTTAATCTAACTCTTTCACCATCTACATTAACCCAATAATATGGTTCATCAAGATTTACTTTTTGTAAGTCATTTAAATCTGGAAATAATGATTGTCCTTTTATTCCATAAGGTCTTTTTAAACATAATTTTTTATCACAATGATTACACATTGGGTCTTCATT